TAGAAGGAAGTGAAATAAATGAAAAAAGTTAAGATAATAGAATTATTAACATTAGTTGCAAATGACAAGATTGAAAATAATCAATTAGTTATAATTCAAGAAGAATGTTACAAATATAATATTAAAGAATTGAAATTTTATTTATGTCACGGCTTAACTTCTAGAGTATTTAAAACGAGTGAATTAAATGATACTTGTTATATTCTGAAAGAATACGATAACTAAAGGTTAATAAATACTATAAAAAATATTGAAAAATCGCAAATATTACTTATTGTAAAGTTTTTAAAAAAATAAAATAGTGAAATGTTAGATGTTTACTTTGAAAATGATATTAAATTGTGTGTACATATAAACTTTACAGTTTCAGCTGTTATGACAAGTTAATTTCATTCATAAAAAAAAGTAAAAAAAGAAGAAAAAAGAAAGGAAAAAAATGAAAAAATATAATCATTACTGGGATGCACAAAAACTTATTGTGAATTTTAATCAAAAAATTTGGAGACAAGACCTTGCTGATTTTATCAAAAAAAAGAAGTTTTGGGGTCCAACTCGAGTGTCAAAAGTAAAATTAGTTGATATAGAGCGTAATATCAAAATGTTTCAAATTTATGATAATTGGAATAATTATATAGAAATTAAATTTACAAATAAAAATGATATTGTATTCTCTTCAACTGATTTAACTGAAGATTATTTGAAAGAATTTTCACAGAGGCTTTATGAATGATAAAGATATAATTAAAACTGTCTTATCTGAATTAGAAACAATGGGAATTATAAAACCTAGAAATGAATTATTTAAAAATACTGAATCAATTTTGTATAATTATAAAGCAATTAAAGAAACTATCGGACAACGAAAAAATCAAATTAATGATTTAAAAAAATATGGTATTCCCAAAAAATCTAAATCATTATGCCCAGTAAGCAAAAATAATTCGATTAGAATTGAAGATAATGATTTACTTGATGTTACAATTAAAAATATCGAAAAATCTATTATTAAAACAAAAACATTAATTAAATACATTGATTCAATATTATCGAAATTTATGTCAGATCCTTATTACGATATAATTAAATTAAAATATTTTGAAAAAAAATCTATAGAAGAAGTTGCAAATGTCCTTGAAAAAGATGTAGCAACAATATCTAGAAATAAAAATCGTTTAATAAATGACCTAAAAATATACTTTATGCCGAATGATGTTTTATCCGATATTTTGGGCTTTTGATTAAGGAGTCGTGCAAAAATCGTGCAAAAAGTGCGCAATTGACATACTGATTTTTATATATTATAATGGGTAAAATGAAATTATTGTAAAACGAGATGACAAAAGCACGATTTTTGCCATCTTTTTTTATGATATAGAAAGGAAAAAAAATGGATAAATCGATTATTATTACAGCAATTATTTGCTTTACATTAATATTGCTTTCTTTGATTGGGGGTGATAAAAAATGATTAAAACAACTAGAATAGGTGATAAAGATTATATTTTAAAATCAAGTGCATATACAATTTTTGCATATAAAAATGAAACTGGAAGGGAATTACTTGAAGATATATCATCACTAGAGAAAATGCGTAATTCAAAGGAATCTTCTATAAATAATTTATATAAAATGACTAATTTAGGATTAAAGCTTGCTTATATTTTGATTATGGAAGGCGATGCTTCATTTAAATTATCTTATGATGATTTTTTAAGAAGTATCGATACATTGTATGAAGATACAACTTGGATTAAAGATGTAATTTTAGTTGGCAGTTCACCCTTTTGTGGGAGAATACAAAACTCCCGAAACGAATAATGCAGATTTTGATCCAACATTTGATATCTATAGCATAGTTGCTTTAGCTAAAAGGTTAAATATTACATTGGATGATATGAAAGAAATGTCTTTTGTATCATTTTTCAATATTGTAATGGCATCTGTTGAAGAAAAATCAAATTCTGCATCGCAAAATGATATAGATATGCTCTTTAGTTAGGAGGTTATGTGAAAAGTGGTTCATACACTGAAAGTTATGGATATTCAATTGTTGAAGCATTATGATATGATATTCCAATATTAACTTTTGAGAAACCTATTTTAAATGAAATAGGTTTTTTTGATGGTAAAAACGGTTATCTATTAAAAAAAGATAGATCTAATTGGAATGATGTTATAAAAAATATTTACAATATTCCAAAGAATTTTAATTATCATAAATTGGATGATTATGAGTCTTGGAAAAAAATAATAGGAAAAATAAAGAGATATTCAAATTATAAGGAGGAATTAAAAATGAGATATCTAGTTAAAGCATTAAATACTTATAAGGAGCAAAATTTATTAGATAATGAATTAGGCTTTATTCCTGAAGAAGGATATGAGTGGGAAGTTTCAAAAGAAAGATTAGATGTTCTTCTTGGTGAAAATGGATTTGGTATGAAGTTTGTTGAATTAGTTAAAGAAATTAATTTAGAAGAACAAGAAAATCAAACATCTAATGAAGAAAATAAAGAAATAGAAGCAAACGAAGAAAACAAAGAAAACAAAGAAATAGAAACAGCAACTTTAAAAGATAAAAGAAATCCCAGGAAATAGTAAATTAAGAACTAAATTCTATAAACATAATAAATCTTGGCAGTCAATTAGAAAACTAGTATGGATAGAGCAGTCATTGTTATGTAATAGATGTCATAAACCTGTATGGGTTGAAGGACTATCTAGTCCTGATATTCCATTAAATAAAAGAGTTAAAGGTATTGTACATCATATTAAATATTTAAATGATAGTAATTTAAATGATATTAATATTGCTTTAGCAAGAAATAATTTAGAAGGTATTTGCATTGATTGTCATAACAAAGAACACTTTAAAACTGATGATAATTCTGTGAGAAGTGATATTAAATTCGATGAATTTGGCAATTTAATTGAAGTTAAAGAAGAGTGATACCCCCCTACATTCAGTTAAATTGATGTCTACGAAGGGAACGGGTAGGGAACCTTCAAAAAATGTGTGACTCGTGCGCATAGGAGGGGGGTAAATTGAAAGGTGGCGAAATTTAAATGAAAACAAAAGAACTTCAGGAAATGTTTGAGAAAATACCCGAAGATAAAAAAAGTCAGGCAAAAATCTTATTAGATGAGATAAAATTTATGCTTAAAACTACTAAAGTTTTAAAAGCAAAAATTAATAAAAATGGACCCACTGAATTATTTGAACAAGGTAGTCAAAAATTTGAAAGGGAAAGCCCAGCATTAAAGTCTTATAATCAAACAATGAAAATCCTAGATACATATTATAAGACATTTAGTGCATTAGTTCCAGAAACGCCAGAAGTTCCAACTGGAGATGATTTTGATGATTTCGTTAACAAATATTGAAAAGTATTGGGAATATATTCAAGAAAATCCAAAACGAATTAATGATAAAATTAGAACTGTTTATTCCAAGTTAGTCAATGATATTAATACTCCACTGACAGTAACTCATCAAAACAAATATACTGGTGAAATGGAAACAAAAACTTTTGTATTTGATAAAGAAAAAGGCCAAAGAGTTATAGATTTTATTCAGAAATTTTGCAAACATTCAAAAGGAAAATGGGCGGGTAAACCTATCGTGTTGGAATTATGGCAAAAGGCTTTTCTGGAAGCAATTTTTGGATTTGTAGATAAAGAAACAGGATTACGAAAATATAAGAAAGTAATCTTTTTTGTTGCAAAGAAAAATGGAAAATCGACTTTATCATCTGGTATAGGTTTATATTGTTTAACTGCTGATGGCGAAGGTGGAGCAGAAGTCTATTCTATTGCAAAAGTCAAAGAACAGGCAAAAATTGTATTTCAAGAAGCAGTAAGAATGAGAAATAAATCACCATCAATAAGGTCCAGAACAAGAGCAACGATTTCTGGATTATTTTTTGATAAAAAAGATGCAGTATTTGCTCCACTTGCAAGTGAAACCAATTCGCTAGATGGTAAGAATCCTAGCTGTACTTTAGCAGATGAAATATGGGCGTGGACTGACCAAGGATTATTAGACATTATGGAGGATGGCTCATCTTCCAGAGAACAGCCATTACTGGTTGAAACATCTACAATGGGAAATGTTCGTGAAGCAGTATTTGATAATGAATATGATTATGCAGATAGAATTATTCTAGGATATAAAGGCGAACCTGGAGGAATAATTGATGACACTGTATTACCAATTATTTATGAAATTGATGATCCAAAAAAATGGCAAGATGAAGATGCTTGGTATCAAGCAAATCCAGGTTTAGGAGTTTTAAAAGCTTTAACTTATATGAGAGGTAAAGCCACAAAAGCACTTAATAATCCATCATCTTTACCTAATTTTTTAAGTAAAGATTTAAATGTTCGACAAACAAATGCTAATTCTTGGTTAAAGTTCCAAGAATTAAATAATGAAAATACATATCAAGAATTAACTAATAAATACTGTATCGGAGGCTGTGATTTGTCATCTACAACAGACCTAACTTGTGCAACTCTACTTTGCCTTGATGGTGAAGAAATAAAGGTAAAACAAATGTATTTTATTCCAGAAGATATTATGGAATTTAAAATTAAAGAAGACCAAATTCCTTATGATATTTGGGAACAATTAGGATGGGTTAGAACTTGCAAGGGCAGTAAAGTAGACTATCATGAAGTTACAAATTGGTTTTTAGAACAAGTAAATAAATATAACTTACGACCTTTGTGGATTGGTTACGATAGTTGGTCCGCATCATATTGGTGTGATGAAATGAAACAAAATGGTTTTGATATGGTAGAAGTTAGACAAGGAGCTAAAACATTTAGTACACCAATGAAGCAAATGAAGGCTGATTTAATTGATAAAAAAATTAATTATAACAATAACCCAATATTAAAATGGTGCTTATCAAATGTTGCAGTAAAAGAGGATGATAATGAAAACATTAGACCGGTTAAAAGAAAGTCTAGAGCGAGAATTGATGGTGCGGTTAGTTTATTAGATGCTTATGTTGTTTATTTTGAACATTTACAAGAATATTCAAATTATGTAAGGAGGTGATAGTTATGAAAAGGAAAGAAAAAAGAAGTTTATTTAGTAAGATTTTTGGTACGAAAAAGCCAAATGAAACTTATGGTACTCAATTAGAAATGTTGAGTGGGTGGGGCGGCTCATTTAAAGCATTTGATGGTTTAATATACAATACTTCAGCAAGATCGTGTATTGATGCAATTGCTCGAAATGCTGCAAAGTTAAATCCAAAACATATTCGCAGCAAAGATAAAAAATTTGAAAAATTAAATAATAATATTACGAGATTAATTAGTCAAAGACCTAATGAAATGATGAATGCTTATGATTTCTATTACAAAATTGTTACATATCTGTATTTAGACAATGATGCATTTGTTTACATAATGAGAGATGAAAAGGATAATCCTATAGGCTTATATCCGATTCGTTCTAAATCAGTAAGATTATATGAATATAAGCAAATGTACTTTGTACAATTTTCTTTTTCTTCAGGAAAAACAAAAATGGTTGCGTATGATGATGTTATTCATTTAAAGAGAATGTTTTGTGAGAATGATATTTTAGGTGGCGATAATACGCCAATCATTAAAGCACTTTCATTTAAACAAATTATTAATGAAGGTATTATTAATGCAATTAAAACAACACAAGGTATTAAAGGAATATTGTATTCATTAAAAACAATGCTTAATCCAACTGATATTAGGCAAATAAGGGATGATTTTATATCAAGTTTTGTCGAAGATAATGAAACTGGTATTGGTGCATTAGATTCGACTACTAAATTTGAACCAGTTAAGATTGAACCTCAAACAGCAACTGATAGTCAAATATCAGGAATCGATAAAGAAATAAAAGATTATTATGGAGTAAATGATCATATTATTCAGTCAAATTATTCCGAAGATGAGTGGAATGCTTTTTATGAAAGTGTCATTGAACCGATAGGAATAATGATAGGATTAGAATTTACAAATAAATTATTTACATTATCTGAAATTAATCACGGAAATAAAATAGTATTTGAAGCAAACAGATTACAATATGCTTCAAATAAAACGAAAATTGAAGTTGCTCAAAAATGCAACAATTATATGACTATAAATGAAATAAGAGAAATATTTAACTTACCACCTATTGATGATGGTGATAAGATTATGCAAGATTTAAATCATATCAATAATAAAATTGCTGACAATTATCAAGGAGGTGAAGAATAATGGATAAGGCAAAGAAAGAATTTAGATCATTAGTTGTAGAGATGCGTGCTGTTGAAGATGAAGGTAAAATGATAATCGAAGGTTATCCAATAATTTTTGATAAACCAGCAACACATTGGGGTTACACTGAAGTTGTTGATAAACACGCACTAGATAATACTGATATGAGTGATGTTCCTTTAAAATATAACCACGAGGATAGTCATTTGATTTTAGCAAGAACTAGAAATGGAAGTTTGAAATTTACAATTGATTCCATTGGGCTTAAAATGCGTGCTGAATTAATTGATACACAAACGAATATAGATATTTATAAATCAATTAAATCAAGATTATTAGATAAAATGTCTTTTGCATTTACAGCTAAAGAATCTAGTTATAATGAAGATAGTGAAACAAGAACAATTTTAGCAATTGATAAGTTGTTCGATGTATCAGTAGTTGATGTACCATTTTATGATAGCACTTCTCTATATGCAAGGAATTTGGATAATTCAAAAGATTTTGCTAAAGAATTTGAAAAAAGAAAAAGAGAAAAGTTGCTTAATAAAATGACTAGAAATGAATTATTAAAAAGATTATAATTTCCGACAAGAAAGAATACTGGAGAGTGTTCTTTTTTTGATTTGGACAATGAGATAGGAATTTATGATATATGCTGGAGAGTATATTTATTATTTTAATCTGAAAGGAGGATAAAATGGACAGATTAAATGAAATTAATGCTAGAAAAGCACAGATTAAAAGTTTATTAGAAGATGAAAAATCTGATGTTAATCTAGAAGAAATTAGAAGTGAACTTGAATCTTTAGAAAAAGAGGAAAGAGAACTTAACGCTCAAATCGAAAAAGAAGAAAGAGCGGATAAAGAGGCTAGAGAAGAAAGAAAAAAACTAGCATTAGAAGTTGAAACAAGAGGCGTTCAAATTAAAGATAAGGAGGATAATATGAACGAAAGAAAATATACCATTGCAGATAAAGAATATAGAACTGCTTGGGCTAAAAAAATGATGGGTTTATCTGAAGATAGATTTACTGAAGAAGAAAAAAGAGCATTAGGCGATGCTGTTACAACAACTGCATCAACATTTGTTGCTTCAACCGCATCAGCAAGTGGAGTTAATAATGGTGGACTTTTAGTTCCTACAACATTAATTACTGATTTATTAGATTTAATTTCTCAAGAATCACCTTTCTTTAGAGATATTAGAAAATTACAAGTTAATGGAAATGTTGAATTGCCATTTTTATTTAGTGCTGATGATGCTAAATGGGTAGCAGAAGGATCAGATACAACAAATGAAGGAAAGCAATATAAAAGTATTAAACTTACTGGTTTTGAACTTGCTAAAGATATTGTACTTACTTGGAAAGTTGAAGAAATGTCTGTTGAATCATTCTTAAATTTCATTTTAGATGAATTACAAAATAAAATGGGAAAAGCACTTATTAATGCTGTATTATATGGTACTGGTTCTAATGAACCTACAGGTGTAACAAATGGTTTAACTCCAGTTACTTCAGGAACTGACCCAATTGATACTATCATTAAAACATATGCTGATTTAAGTAGTGAAGAAAGAATTGGTGCTAAAGCATATATTTCTACAAATCTAAACATTGCAATTTGTGGTTACAAAGATAAAAATGGTAATTATCCATTCTTACAAGGAATTTCAAATAATTCACTTGTTAAAACAGAAGTTGATCCATATTTAAAAGACAATGATGTAGTTGTAGGTAATGCAAGAAATTATATTTTAAATGAAAATACACCTATTAGAGTTGATCGTGAAATTACTGTTAAAGGTAGAAAAGTTACTTATGGTGCTTATGGAATCTATGATGGTAATAAAAAAGCTAATGCATTTGCATACGGAAAATATACTCCTGCATCATCTGCAACTGGTGTCTAATTAATAATTAATGAGGAAAAGCAATGCTAGAGAAGATTAAAAAAATAAAAGGCATTAATCATAATGATTTTGATGACATTATTAGTGATTATATTGAAGCCGCAAAACTTGATTTAGTAGCATCTGGTGTTGCTAAATCCTGGGTTAAAAATCCAGATAAATTATTGGAATCAGCAATAATTAACTATGTAAAATCTCAAATAGATTCAACGAATAGTGAAATGTATTTTGATGCTTATTCTTTGCAAAAAGACCATATCAGAAAATGTAAAACATATCGAACTGATGTAATAGACAACAGTGAACTTGAAAGTGTATTATATGAAAATAATAAATAAGATTTTAAAAAAGATATTAGGAATAAAATCTCCGAGTAAAGAAATATTCAAAATAATATCTGAAAAAAATTTAGGTCAAACTGAACAAAGTGAGGTTTAAATGGAATATGCTGAAATACTTTATTTAATTAAAAATACTTCTGAAAAGGATGATATTGGTAATATATTGAATTCTAAAACGGTTGAAAGAAAAATCTATGCAAAGAAAAATAAAGTTGGTTCAAAAGAATTTTATAATGCAGTAGCAGTTGGAATTACTCCAACTGCTGAACTGCAAATAAATAGATTAAATTATGATAATGAATCTAAAGCAAAATACAATGATAAGATATATTCAATTATTAGAACATTACCCGCAAATGATCCACTAGATATAATTCTAGTTTTAGGTGTTAAACAAGGAACTAAATAATGGCAGATTCTTTTTTAGATATCAAAGAAATTTTAGAAGATTATTCTGAAGATATTAAAGAAAAAATAAGCGATTCAGCAATTCAAATTGCTAAAGAAGGAAAAGACAAATTAGTAAATACTAAAAATACCTATAAAATCAGAAGCGGCGATTACAATAAATCCTGGAGTGTTAAATCACAAAAAGGAAAAGATTTTGTAAAAGCCACTATCTATAATAAAAAACATTATAGATTAACACACTTACTTGAATGTGGACACGCCACCAGAAATGGTAAAAGAACAAGGGAATTTACACACATTGCTCCAGTTGAAAGTTATGTCTCAAAAAAATATCAAAAAGAATGTGAAAATTTAATCAGGAAAGGATAATTTATGGAAGAAAAAGATATGTTTATTTTATTAACAACATTAGGTATTGATGTTGCATACGACCATTTTGATAATGATGATGAACAGCCACCTTTTATTTTATATAGAAATACGGACCCTGATTTGTTTGGCGCGGATGATAAAATCTATTATAAATCAAATAGTTACATAATTGATTATATTGATATTAAAAAAAATGTTGCAAATGAGAAAAAAATAGAAAAATTATTTGATGATAACAATATTTGTTATGAAAAAACTGAAGATTTTATTGATAGTGAAAAAATCTATCAAATAAGATATTTTATTTAATTTTTTAAAGAAGGAGGAAATTGATGAAAATTATTTATGGTTTAAAAAATGTAGTATGTGCTAAATATACAATTAAACCTGATGGCACATATGAATATGCTACACCATTTAAAATCCCTGGAGCAGTAAGTTTATCATTGTCTACATCTGGCGATAGTAATGATTTTTATGCAGATGATGTAATTTATAATTCTTCAAATGCTAATCAAGGATATGAAGGTGATCTTGAGATGGCTCTTATACCAGAAGAATTTAAAACTGATATTTTGGGAGAAACAAAAGATTCAAATGGTGCATTAATTGAAAATGCTGATGCTGAACAAAACGGATTTGCTCTAGGATTTGAAGCATCTGGAGATGTTAAAGCCAGAAGAACTTGGTTTTACAATTGTAATGCTTCAAGACCGAATGTTGATGCAAAAACAAAAGAAAAAAGCATTTCACCATCTACTGAAAAACTAACTATTAAAGCTATGCCTAGATTAAATGATCATGCTATTAAAGTAGTTATGGAACTTACAGATTCCAACAAAACAAAATATGATAGTTTCTTTTCAGAAGTTTACGAAAAAACAGCATCAGTTTAACTTGAGGTCCTCATTTGTTTGGGGACCTTTTTTTATTTATATAAAAGAAAGGAGTGTTAAAAATGGCTAGTAAAAAATTACAAGGAATTACTATTGAAATAAATGGTAATACTTCTAAATTAAATGAATCATTAAAAAATGTTAATGGTACTATTTATAAAGCAAATAATGAATTGAAACAATTAAATAGTGCACTTAAACTAGATCCAAAAAATACTCAATTATTAGCTGAAAAACAGGATGTTTTAAAAAAGAATATTCAGGCATCAAGAGATAAATTGCATCAATTAATAACAGCCCAACAACAATTAGGCAAATATCAAAACCTTACTGAAGAGCAAAAAGAAAAATATAGAGAGTTGTCAGTTGCAATAACATCTTCTAAAAAAGCAGTTGAATCAATGAATAAAGAATTATTTAAAAGTAGTTCTAGTGCAGTTCATTTTAAAGAATTAGGAAATACTTTAAAATCGGTTGGAAATGTTGCTAATGAAGTAATGAAAAAGGTTGCTGCTGTTACAACTGCAGTAAGCGGTGCATTAACTGCTGTTGTTGGAATGGGAGTTAAGTCTTATTCTTCATATGAGCAAAATGTTGGTGGCGTAGAAACTTTATATGCATTGAGTGAAAAGGAAATACAAGAGTATGCTGATACTTACGGAATCAGTGTTGAAGAAGTTAAAGCCAATAATGAAATAATGAATAGTTCTATTAATACTGTTATGAACAATGCAAAACAGGCTTATAAAACAGCTGGTTTATCTGCTAATGAATATATGGAAAATGTAACTTCATTTACGGCAAGTTTATTACAATCTCTAGATGGAAATACTCAAGAGGCTGCAAGCGTAGCAGATATGGCATTAATTGATATGGCAGACAATGCAAATAAATTTGGTACTGATATGTCAAGCATTCAACACGCATATCAAGGATTTGCTAAACAAAATTATACTATGCTTGACAATTTAAAACTCGGTTATGGTGGCACAAAAGAAGAAATGGGAAGATTGCTTATGGATGCGCAAAAATTAACCGATGTTAAATATGATATCAATAATTTGAGTGATGTATATAATGCTATTCACGCAATACAAGAGAATCTTGGTGTAACTGGTACTACCGCTAAAGAAGCAGAGAGTACAATTACTGGTTCTGCGGCATCGATGAAATCTGCCTTTGATAATTTTTTAAATGGAAGTGGTTCGCCAGAAGCGTTAGCATCGACTATTACAGTTTTTGTAGGAAATGTTACTAATGCAATTGTTCAACTTGCACCAAATATTTTAAACGGAATAGTAACAGTTATTAATCAATTGATTCCTCAAGTTGGACAACTGTTAATCAATTTAGTTCCAATGCTTTGGGATACATTAAATGAACTATTAACATCTACTTTGAATCTAATAAGTGAAAATGTTGATCCTCTAGTTAATACTGTACTTGATTTAGTTACATCATTTATTAATTTTATATTAGATAACTTACCTAGAATCATTGAAGTAGGATTACAAATTGTACTTGCTCTTGCAACAGGAATTACTGATAGAATCGATGATATTATTCCAGCGGTTATTAGTGTTATTTTAAAAATAGTAGAAATAATTGTTGATAATGTCGATTTAATAATTGAGGCAACACTTAAATTAATGATTGGTATAAGTAAAGGAATTGTACAATCAATACCAGAAATTCTTACTAAAATTGTAATACTAACAGTGAAGATTATAAAAGCCTTACTTGATTTATTAAGCCCATCAAATATATGGGATGTTGGTAAGCAAATTGTTAAAGGAATTTGGGAAGGAATCAGCAATGGTTTCGATTGGTTTAAAAAGAAAATCAAAGGCTGGGTAGGTAATGTAATGTCATTTATAAAGAATTTATTTGGCATTCATTCACCATCAAGAGTTATGAGAGATGAAGTAGGATTACAAATCGGTAGAGGTGTTGCAAATGGTATTACAAAGTCTATATCAGATGTTCAAAATGCAATGTCATATTTATCTGGAAAAGTTCAAACAAGTTTTAATCCTGTGATTAATCCGACTACGAATACTAATCCATTTATTCTACAGATAGATAAATTCGTTAATAATAGAGAGCAAGATGTTCAAGGTCTTGCGGAAGAAATGGAATTTTATAGAAGACAAGCGGCACTAGCGAAAGGTGGTAATTAATATGTTTAAATGGAATAACATTGAATTTAGAGATAAGGGAATTATTGTTGAACACACTCCAAAAATTGCTAAACCGAAAAAAAGGATCAATGTATATACGATTGAAGGTAGAAATGGTTTCTTATCAATTGATACTGGTACATATGATTCTTTCATATTATCAGTTTCTTGTCACTATAATTCAAATAATGTGAATTTTGAAGATATTAAAGAATTTTTAGATGGTTATGGAACAATTACTATGGATGGTCAAAAAGAATATACTGCCATAATTCAAAATCAAATAGACTTTGAAAAAGTGCAAAATTTTAAATCATTTTTAGTGCAATTTTTAGTAAATCCTATTGCTCATGATATTAACTCAACAACATATAATGTTACCGCAACTCCATCAACTTTGAATATTTCTAATGCTACATACGAAATGGAACCTATAATTGAAATAACTGGAACTGGCAATATAGATGTTACAATTAATGATAATACATTTAAATTGATAAATATTGATGGTAAATGTATTTTAGATTGTGAGAATAAAGTTATTACAAGTAATAATATTAATATTTCAAATAAAATGCAATATGATTTTCCAATTTTAAAACCAGGAGAAAATACGATATCTTATGTCGGTACAGTAACTGAATTTAAAATAATCTATAAGAAAGCATATTTATAGGTGATATATGAATATTTATCTTAAAAATGAAACAGACTTTGATAATAATGGTTTAGGATTTTTAACAAGTGTATTAGAGGCTAAAGTTAATGAAGAATTAAACGGTGAATATTATTTGCAATTAAAATATCCAATTAATGCTCAATTATCAGAATATTTAGTTGTAGGTAATATTATAAAATGTAATGTTGGATTTAATAATTATCAATTATTTAGGATTAATTCAATTGATAAAACATTTTATGAAATAACAGTTAATGCTCTTCATATCTTCTATGATCTAAATAGTAATTTTATAATTAATTCTACACCCACAAATAAAAATCCTGGAGATGCGGTAAATTGGCTTTTAAATAGAGCAGAAAATAAAACTTCATTTACAGCATCATCAGATATTACTACATTAAATACTGCAAAATATGTTAGAAGAAATATTACTGAATGTATTATGGGTGATATTGATAATTCAATTTTAAAAAAATTTGGTGGTGAACTTGAAAGAGATAATTATAATATAAAAATTTTATCAAGAAGAGGCAATAACAACAATTTAAAATTAATTATTGGTAAAAACATTCAAGAAATAAATATTTCAATTGATATTTCAAGTTTGTGCACTAGAATTTATCCAGTTGGTTATAATGGATTGGTTTTACCAGAAAATAATAAATATGTTGATAGTTCTTTAATAAATAATTACCCATCACCATTAATTAAAAAATATTTATTTAGTGATATAAAATATGATCCAGATAGTGAAGATGCGTATCATACTTTAGATGAAGCTTATGAGGCTTTAAGAAACGCATCACAAGCATTATTTGATAATGGTTTAGATAAACCATCAATTAATATTAAAATTAATTGGCTAGAGTTATCAAAAACAAAGGAATACTATAATAAGTATAATTTTCTTGAAACGGTCCATCTTGGTGATACTATTACGGCACAGTTATTTAATTTAAATTATGAAACAAGAGTTATTAAAACAACTTATAATGTTTTAACAGACTCTTTTGATGCTTTTGAAGTTGGTACAGTTAAAACATCACTTAATAGTTATATTAACTCTATTGTTAATGAAACTAAAGAATTAAATCTTACTTCATATTTGAAACAAGCTCAAGATAAAGCAACAAAACTGCTTACAACTGCAATGGGTGGTAATGTTTATAAAACAAGAAGTGAATTATTTATTATGGATACAGATGATCCAAAAACTGCGAAGAAAGTATGGCGTTGGAATTTAAATGGATTAGGTTATTCTTCAACTGGAATTAATGGACCATATGGAATAGCAATTACTGGCGATGGTTCAATTGTAGCAGATTTTATTACTTCAGGAAAAATTAACACATCTTTAATTGAAGGATATGATAGTCTTGTTCAAAAGGTTGAAAATGTAGCAGATTTAACTAGAGAAGTTACTTCAACATCATATGTTGAAATCACAAATGCATTTAAGGACAATGCTTTGAAATTTGAAATAAGTGGTGAAATGTCACTGATTTATCCGGAAGATACTCTTTACCCAGAAGATACATTATATCCACTCGATAGTTATTTAATAATTCAAAATGCAAGTGGTGATTCAAACAAAATTCATTTACCATTAAATTGGCTTAATGTATCCGACAATGTATCTGATAAATTTGTTATAGAAGGTAATAAAGCAAAAATAATTAGATTTATATCAGTTGCTGCTGGTCAAAAAACAATATTAGAAACACCTCTAGTTGAGGATTTAGGAAGTTTAGAATTACCTTTAAACGAAGGCTATAATAAATTGTGGTTAGAATCATTTTCAGATAAGCAATTACAGTATTCTTGTAAGTATGCATTAATAAATGATTATACAGATGTTTTTGCAACAAGAAATGAAATGAATTCAAGCATTAAGATCGGAAGAG